TGGTCGCCGTGAATTACTCTCAGCTTTCTACACTGATTCAGGACTACGTTCAGTCCACGGAAACTTCTTTCGTGGCGAATATCCCGACTTTTGTGCAGTTAGCTGAAGAGCGGATTTACAACTCCGTTCAGATCCCGGCGATCCGTAAGAACTCGACTGCCACGATGTCGATTGGGAACAAGTACATGTCCCTGCCGTCTGACTGGCTTTCGACGTTCTCCTTGGCGGTGTTCAACCCGTCCAATAACGAATACACATACTTGCTGAATAAGGATGTGAACTATATTCGTCAGGCGTACCCGGATGCAGACGATACTGGGTTACCCAAGTATTACGCGATCTGGGATGACAACACGATGATTCTTGGCCCTGCGCCAGACCTCGCGTACACGGCTGAGCTTCACTATTACTACTACCCGACTTCGATTGTGAGTGCGGGTACGTCGTGGGTTGGTGATAACTTTGAAACTGTTCTGCTCTACGGATCACTCCGCGAGGCATATATTTACCTCAAGGGTGAGCAGGACATGATGAACTACTACGAGCAGAAGTATCAGGAAGCGATCCAACAGTTGATGAGACTGGGCGACGGCTTGAACCGTCAGGATGCTTACCGCTCGGGTCAAGCTAGAATGCCGGTGACTACGTGATGTTTAACGCAGAGACTCAAACCGGGCAGGTGTTTGTACAGACCACGGAGCGTCGTGGGCACACTGTCGAAGAAATTGCAGAACGTGCGGCTAACCGCATCCTCAGTGCCGACTCCAAGGAAGCACTGCATTATTGGCTGGTTAAATACCTCACTGAAGCTCAAACGGCTGAACGTGAGTCGTTATGTAAGAAACTAGATCAAAAAGGCTATGCGGAAATCGCACACTTAATTGGAGACCTCTAATGGCTATTTCACAAGCGATGGTGACTTCGTTCAAGGTAGAAATCCTTGACGGGGTACACAACTTTGGCGTTGGCGTGACTCGCGCTTCAACGGCTGCGGATACGTTCAAACTTGCACTCTACACTTCATCAGCAACGCTTGATGCTTCGACCACGGCGTATACGACCTCCAACGAGGTTTCATCGTCTGGCACGAACTACGCGGCTGGTGGTTTGACGCTGACGATCTCGCAGGCTCCGACCTCGACGGGCACGACGGCGTTTTTGGATTTTGACGATATTACGTGGGCTTCAGCGACGATCACGGCCAACGGTGCTTTGATCTACAACGCGACCCAAGGTAATAAGGCTGTTGCGGTTCTGGCGTTTGGCAGTGACAAGACTTCCACCGCTGGTAACTTCACGATCCAATTCCCCGCTGCCGCTGCTTCGACCGCGATCCTGCGTATTGCCTAATCGGGGGTTTAAATGGCCCTCGTACTTGCGGATCGCGTCCTAGAGACTTCTACTACCAGTGGTAGTGGAACCATTTCGCTTGCCGGTGCGAGTATCGGCTATCAGTCGTTTTCGACTGGCGTTGGTAACGGAAACCAAACCTACTACACGATTGCCCTAGAGGGCGGTGCAGAATGGGAAGTCGGTATCGGAACCTACACATCGGTAGGTGACACGCTTTCTCGTGATACGGTCCTAGCCTCTAGCGCAGGCGGGGCCAAGGTTGGATTTTCCGCAGGAACGAAGCAGGTTTTTGTCACATATCCTGCTGGCAAGTCTGTCTTCTTTACGCAGTCCGGAACGATCAGTGCGAATTCAGGCACGATCACGGATGTTGCAACTCCCACTGTTGCTGGCGATGCGGTCAATAAGCAGTACGTTGATGATCTGGTAGCCAGTGGTATCACTTACCACACTCCGGTTAAGTATGAGGTGCCTAACACCACAGGCAATCTCGTCGCAACGTATAACCAGCCGGGTGGTCCCGGTGACGGTGTTGGCGCAACCCTAACGAATGCTGGAACGCTGGTTGCGTTTGTTCCGGATGGTACGACTGCCACGATCAGTGATCGCATCCTGATCTATAACCAGACGAATGCGTTTGAGAACGGCGTCTACACGGTCACAACGGTTGGTAACGGATCAACATCGTGGGTTCTGACTCGCGCTACGGATGCTGATACCTATGCACTGAAAGACCCGAACGGATTGGGTTCGGGCGATGCGTTCTTTATCACTTCGGGTAACACTGGAGCCGGTGAGACTTACGTCTGCAACACGACGGGAACGATTGTCTTTGGCACAACCGCCATCAACTTTGTCCAAGTTTCATCTACGCAGATTTATGCTGGTGGTAACGGAATCACTATTAGTGGTCCTACCATTTCTCTTCAGGCTCCCGTCACGGTTGCAAACGGCGGCACTGGGATTTCTACTTCGCCCACTGACGGACAACTGCTGACAGGTAACGGTACTGGATACAGTTTAAATACACTTAAAGCCGGTACTGGGATTAGTGTTGCAAACGCGCCGGGTTCGATCACGATTTCTTCGACCGCAAGTAGCGGCCCGATCTTGGAGTCCGAGATCAACATCAATCAAAGTTACAGCCTGACCTTGGATAAGAATGGTTTGAGTGTTGGGCCGGTTACGGTTGAGCCTAGTTACACGATCACTGTTCCTGCCGGTCAGCGTTGGGTGATCCTATGAGTAAGATTGCGGTAGGAACTACGCTTACAACCGGAATGGTGTTCATTAGTGACATCACGGGCGATTTGCAATTTGATGTTAAGGGTACGGTATTTACTTGGCCTTCTGTAACTGGATCGTCTGGTGAGTTCTTAACTAGTGATGGCACTGGCGGGATGTATTGGAGTGAGGCTGCTGGACTTCCTCCGGTTACGGTTTCAAATACAACCGCGATATCTGCCGCTGCCGGGAATCACTATGTCCTGACCGCAGCATCTTTGACTACTGTGACTCTTCCGGCCTCACCCACAATTAGCGATACGGTTTGGGTAACAGTTGCCAATGGTTTAACGACAAATGTCGTGGCACGGAACGGTAAGAACATTCAAGGTATCGCAGAAGATATGACGTTAAATTCTGCCTATGCCGCAGCGCAGATGCGCTTCTCCGATAACACGGAAGGATGGATTTTGATATGAGTGTGTTTACTCAATTTACGGGAAGTCAGGATAATTTTTCAATTACAACCCAGTATTTTACCGCTTCCGGTACCTATGTTACTCCCGCAAATGGTTGGTTAAACATAGTTTGTATTGGTGGCGGCGGTGGCGGTGGGGCTAGAGCGCAAAATACAACTACCGCTGTAGTAGCAAGTGGGGGAGGCGCTGGCGGCTGTGCCATAAAACGAGTCTATGTTTCTTCCGGGGTATCCTTCACTATTACTGTAGGTGCTGGAGGAACGGCGGGAGTTGGTGGCGGCGCTTCACCTACAAGTGGAGGCACTAGTTCAGTTAGTTCGACCATAACTAATATAACGTGTACTGGCGGCGGTGCTGGCGTCGGAGTTACTGGCGATACTGGAGCCGCTGGTGGCGCTGGAGGCACGGCTACGGGTGGAGATATAAACAATACCGGTGGTGCTGGAGGAACTATTGCTCCGGGTTTTGCTGGAACCGGTTTTGCCAGCGCAACAGGAGGTGGGGCTGTTGGAATTTATGGTACGGGATTCCAAGGTGGCGGTGCATTTACTGGCGCTAATACAGGGTTTGGTGGCGCAGGCGTAGGTGGAATTGGTGCTAGCACCAACAATGGTGGTAGTGGAGGTGGTGGATCTGCTGGTCCAGCCACTACCAATTCTTCGACAGGAGGCTTTGGATTTGGCTCGTCCTCTACCCAAGTGTTTCCGGGGTTTATTCTTGGAGGCTCTGGTGGGGATGGTGCTATTGGTGGTACTGCTGGTAGTGGCGGTGCTGGCGGCGGCGGTGGCGGCGGTCAAGGAACTAATCCTACTGGGGCTTGCACCGCAGGGGCGGGAGGAATTTTTGGTGGTGGCGGCGGTGCAGGAAACAGAACCGGTGGGAATGCCACTGGCGGAAATGGTGGTTTAGGTGCTGGCGGTGGCGGTGCTGCTATGAGCGGTACTTTTGGTGCTACAGCAGGTGCAGGTGGGGCAGGCCTAGTCATCGTTCAATTTTTAGGTCAATAATTATGATCTACGAAATCTTTAACGACGCTGGCGAAGTCATCAATAGAATTATTGCTGACGAAGTTTTTGTTGAAAGAAAATATCCGGGGCACTATCGGTTAGTTGGTCCTGTACCGACTCCGCCTCCCCCGCCCGTATTGCCGATGATTACCAAGTTGGCGTTTCGTTACCGTTTAACTGACGCTGAATATGTTGGCATTCTTGCCGCTGCCAAGACAGATGTGGAAGTGATGGCGTGGGTTGAGACATTTAACATGGTCAGCCAAATCAACTTGGACGACCCTCGCACGGCTTCTGGCCTTGAAATGATGGTGACGAAATCGTTGCTGACTGAAGAGCGTAAGACTGAAATTCTGACTGCGCCGGTACAAAATTCCGAGCGCCCGTAGGAGTAGACAATGGCTAGTACACTCAATGCCGTCGTAGGCGGCGTATCAATAAGTTCCGACACTTCAGGTGCGCTAGACATCCAGACTGGCGGTGTAAACGCCATTTCGATTGGCACGGGCCAGACGGTCACGATCTCCAATGCTGCGCTTACGAACTTCTCGGCAACGTCAGCCACGATCACCACGCTTTCGTCTACCAGCGCCAACATCACGACGCTTACCGGCACGAGCGCGACGATAACCAATCTGTTCGACGGTACCGGAAACGTCCGCAACATCCCGCAGTCGGGTTCTGCCAAGACGAGTTCCTACACGCTAGTGATTGGCGACATTGGTGAGTACATCCAGTTGGGGTCTGGCGGCGGTGTGACGATTCCTGACGGGGTATTCTCGGCTGGTAATGCCATTTCAATCTTCAACAACACGAGCGGTAACACGACGATCACCTGCTCTATCACGACGGCTTACATCGCGGGAACTGATTCCGACAAAGCCACGATGACGCTGGCAACTCGCGGTGTGGCGACGATACTCTTTATCTCCAACTCCTTGTGCGTGGTTAACGGGAACGTATCCTAATGCCGAGCATACTTCAGTTACTGCTTGGTGGTAGCCAAGCCGTCCCGGTAGATCCGTTCTTCTACTCCGTCACCTCATTGCTTCACGGCGATGGGACGAACGGCGCTCAGAACAATACGTTTCTGGACTCCAGCACTAACAACTTCACCATCACGCGCAACGGGAACACTACCCAAGGCTCGTACAGTCCGTTTAGTCAGACGGGGTGGGGGAACTACTTTAACGGTAGTTCGTACTATTACTTTGCTTCCAATGCAGCGTTTAATTTTGACACTTATTCAACAATAGAATTTTGGGTTAACTTTTCTGAATTGTCAGCAGATCAGTTGTTGGCTGGAAGGCAAAATCAGTCTTGGGTAAGTTTTAGTTATGGCGCGCTTGGAGTTACAGCATCAAAAATTGGCTTTTCAATAACAGCCGATAATGGATCAAGTTGGACAACCGTATCGTCCTCCACAACTCCAACAATTGGGCAGTGGTATCACATAGCAGCGGTTAGGGATAACACAACGCTTCGGTTATATATAAACGGAACCCAAGAGGCTTCAACTGCTTTTGCTTCAACACCATCCTCACCGTCGAATCCTTTTAAAATCGGCGGTTTTGATACAAGCACGTTAACATCTAAATGCTATTTGTCTAACGTTCGCTATGTAAAAGGAAGCACTTCTGGCGCACTTCCGTATTCGGGTAATTTTACCCCACCAACAGCCCCGCTTTCTGCGATAACAGGAACGCAATTATTAACTGCACAATCTAATCGTTTTGTTGATAATTCTACCAATGCCTTCGCAATTACTGTCGGCGGCTCCCCGTCTGTCCAAGCCTTCAGCCCGTTCAACCCCACCACGGCCTACAGCACTAGCACGGTCGGTGGCAGCGGCTACTTTGATGGGAGTGGGGATTATCTGACTGTTCCAGATAGCAATAATTTAACTTTGTCTGGAGACTTTACTGTTGAGTTTTGGTTTTATGCAACAACAGCGCCATCAACTTTACAAACAATAATTTCTAAATGGAGTGCGTTAGGGCAAGAATATATTATTTTGTTAAACACAAATTATGGATTGGCTTGGTATTGGGGGCCAGCAAATAACAGCAATCCAATGTTTAACAGTTCAAATAATGCGTATCGACTAAATGAATGGACGCACGTTGCTGTGGTTCGTAGTGGATCAACGCACACGATGTATGTCAATGGAGTTTCAGTTGGAACAGGGACAAACGGAACAAACGGAACAAATGGCCCAGAACCCGTTTATATCGGCGTATATGATGTTAGCAATTATTATTTTCCCGGATACATTTCGGGAGTGCGTATTGTAAACGGAACCGCCGTCTACACATCTGCCTTTACGCCTCCAACCGCCCCACTTACCGCCATCACTAACACCCAACTGCTTTGCAACTTTACCAACGCCGGTATCTTCGACAACGCTGCCGATGCGGATTACGAGACGGTCGGCAATGCCCAGATCAGCACCTCGGTCAAGAAGTACGGAACGGGGTCAATGGCGTTTGACGGTAGCGGCGATTACTTAAGAGCGCCATATTCTCCTAATGTGCAAATGGGAACGGGTGATTTTACTGTAGAGGCTTGGGTTTATCTTTCATCTGCCCCTGTTGATTATGGGCTAATTTTTAATATAAGAAATTCAACGGCACAATTCAGCCCGCTTCAGGTCTATATTAGAAACTCAAGAATAGTAGATTGCTATTTTTCTACAAATGGAAGCACTAACAGTAATTTAGCAAGCACAGGAACCGTTCCGCTGACAACATGGACGCATGTTGCTGTTGTTAGAGTCAGTGGGGTAGTGTTTATTTACATCAACGGGACTCGTGCTAGTTCTGCGTTAAGCCTATCTGGTTCGCTGTATCAGGATACAACGTGGGGGAGTAACATAGGCGGTGAATCTGGCGGTAACCCGTTTATTGGATATATTGACGACCTTCGTATCTCCAAGGGTGTAGGCCGCTACCCTTACAACTTCACGCCTCCAACGGCAGAGTTCCCCAACATCGGCGGTACGGTCACGCTGACTGCCGATCCGTACTTCTACTACACCACTCTCCTGCTGCCCGGTAACGGCACCAACGGAGCGCAGAACAATACGTTCCTAGACTCGTCTACCAATGCCTTCAGCATCACCCGCAATGGCAACACGACGCAGGGTACGTTTTCGCCGTTTTCGCAGACGGGGTGGGGTGCGTACTTTGACGGTACAGGGGACTATCTATCAACCAACGCAACACAGGCCATTCCTGCAACTGGCGACTTTACGATTGAGGCGTGGGTGTATCCCACCGTTAGCGGGGCCGGACGAAACGTCGTTTCGCAAGGAACAAGCGGCTCATCTGGTCGATTGCAGTTAAACGTCCACACCGACAACACGCTTCAGTTTGGAATAACCTCCACGCTGGTCTATTCAACCGGCACCGTTACTCCGAACGCTTGGAACTATGTTGCCGTTACGCGAACGGGATCGTCCGTTTCTTTCTACATCAACAACGGCCCGGCAGGAACGGCAACGCTGTCGGGTACTGTGCAAAACACGGCTTTGTGGATCGGCGCAGAGTGGAGTGGCGATCCATACCGCTGGCTCGGCTACATCTCTAATGTGCGTATTTCTAACGTCGTTAGAACAATTACCGCAGCCCCGACAGCGGCGTTTACGAGCGATGCCAATACTGTCCTTTTAACGTGCCAATCCAACAGGTTTATCGACAACTCAACAAACGCCTACACCATCACGGCCAACGGTGATGTGTCTGTCCAAGCCTTCAGCCCGTTTAACCCCACGGCAGCGTGGAGTGCAGCGACGTATGGCGGGAGTGGGTATTTTGATGGGAGCGGGGATTACCTAAACACATCCTCAACTCAAGTTGTCCCATCTGGCTCGTTTACGGTTGAAGCGTGGGCGTACCCAACCAGCAGCGCGAACAGCACAGTCGTTGCTCAAGGAACTACTGGAAGCGCGGGACGTTTTTCCATTGGCATTGAAAGTTCTTTATGGTGGACTCAAATTGGCGGCGTAACCATCAACGCTGGCACACCAGTCTTAAATGCGTGGACTCACCTTGCAGCGACTTTTAATGGTTCAACGCTGACCCTATATGTAAACGGGGTTTCTGTTGGAACGGGATCAACATCCACAAACGCGCAAAATACAACGCTTCGTATTGGATCGCTTGGCCCTGCCGATTGGGCAAATTATTACTGGACTGGATACATAGGCCAAATCCGTGTTTCCAATACTGTTAGAAGCATTAGCGTCCCGACTGCGCCATATACATCTGACGCAAACACCGTTTTTCTTGGCAACTTCACCAACGCAGGCATCTTTGACGCTACGTCCAAGAACGACCTTGAGACGGTGGGCAACGCGCAGATCAGCACGACGCAGAGCAAGTTCGGCGGGTCGTCAATGTATTTTGATGGGACGGGGGATTGGCTTCGTGCGCCATCTGGCCCTATTACTTCGCTTGAAGGTGATTTTACAGCAGAAGGTTGGGTGTATTTAAGCAGCACCGCTGCGGCATGGCCTGTGTTTACAGTTGGCGATTCAAATGGTTCAACTGGAATTGAACTGTATCGTGCAACATCAAATGGAAAATGGCGTGTTTATTCAAATAACACAGCGCAAATTGATAGCACGACTTCTACTGGCACGGGATCATGGGTGCATCTTGCAGTCACTCGGTATAGTGGTGTTGTCAGACTTTTTGTTAATGGAGTAAATGAAGGCTCTACTTGGAGTACAACTGGAACATTCTCCGGCGCTGTTTATGTTGGCGCTGAGTTTTATGGTGGCTCTGTGACGGTTGCGGCAAATGGTTACATTCAAGACCTTCGCATCACCAAAGGCATCGCCCGTTACACCAGCAACTTCACCCCGCCGACTACGGCGTTCCTGACCCTGTAAGGTGACACATGACTCTTTATAGTTTCAAAGGCCACTACCCGGTCGAAGTCATCGACAACAACAAGGGTTGGTACGAAGTTCCGGCCAAGCCCGAGGCACCGGAGGATAAACAAGTTGCGTGGCTGAACGGCGAGTGGGTCGTGCGTGATCCCAAGCCCGAGGATCGTCCCGGCTACCAATGGAACTGGAACCACAGCGAGATGGCGTGGGTGGAGTGCGAGTATCCGCAGACTCTGCCTGAAGGCGAGGCACCGCCTGTTATTATCTCTTCCAACTCACTTACCCTGTCGGACTCGCTGACGATCTAAACCATGCTCGGTTTTGTACCTCTTTCAGCAGCGCCTTTCTCCACGCCGGGTCTGGGCGGGGCGATTGCTGTCACGGGGGTACAGGGCGATGGCTTTGTCGGTACCGTTCTTGTTGTCGCTGATGCCAACGCTCTGGTCAACGGGGTCGAGGCAAACGGGCAGATTGGAACTGTCTTTGTCTACGGCGAAGCGAATGTTCCCGTCACGGGAGTTGAAGCCAACGGGCAAACTGGGACGGTACAAGTTACCGGCACGGCCACAATCCTGCTTACTGGGGTTGAAGGCACGGGCGAAGTCGGTACGGTTGCTGTCGCTGCGGGTGCCAATGCTCCTGTCACGGGAGTTCAGGCCGACGGTCAGATTGGTAACGTAAATGTTACTGGCTCGGCGACTGTATTCCTCACGGGGGTCGAAGGTACCGGCGTTGTCGGTCAGGTCACGGTTCTCGTCGAGACGATTGTCAAACCCACCGGGGTATCGGCCACAGGTCAGGTCGGCACGGTTGCAGTCTCGGCGGGTGCTACGGTCCTCGTCACGGGCGTGTCGGCAGTGGGAACCGTGGGACAAGTCACCGTTTGGGGTAATATCGTGCCTGTTCCGACCGGGCCGTGGACGCCTATTCCTGACCCGTCATCGTCAACTTGGACACCGATTAGTACGGGCGATACAGATATTTGGACGCCAATAGCGGCGTAGAGGCTTAAACATGGCTAGTACATACAGCACCAACTTGGCATTGGAACTCATCGGAACTGGTGATCAAGCCGGTACGTGGGGCAATACCACCAACACCAACTTGGGAACTTTGGTTGAACAGGCCATTTCTGGGTATGAAACCCAAGCCTTAACTTCCGGAGTTACCCTGACCCTGACCATCCCGAACGGTGCATCGGGTGTAGCCCGGAATATGTATTTGGAGTTCACGGGTAACGGCAGCACAGTCATCGTCCCGTCTAACAAAAAGCTCTACTTCGTCTACAACAACTGCACCTCCGGTACGGTCACGATGAAGGTCGCTGGTCAGACGGGCGTAACTGTTGCGAACGGTGCTAAACAGATTTTGGTGTCAAATGGCACGGATATTGTGGAAGCAATATCACCCGGATTAGAAGGCGTAACGACTACAGCACTTACTGCTTACGGTGTAGATGCGGGGGATAGCGTTACTTCTGGCACAACCAACACGTTAATTGGATATAGCGCAGGAACCGCTGTTACCACGGGCACTTCTAATACCCATGTTGGATACGATGCTGGCGCTGCATACAACGTCTCTTTCAGTACCTACGTTGGGTACCAAGCAGGAAGAAACCTTTCGGCAAATGGGAATACCGCTTTTGGTAATTCCGCGCTTCAGGGCGTGTTTGGTTCCTCAACCGGGGTAAACAATACGGGCATCGGTTTTTGGGCGCTTCGTGAAATTACAACAGGAGGAACCAACGCAACGCTTGGAAACTTAGCGGGATACCCCATTACCACAGGATCGTGGAACGCCTGTGTTGGCTCCAATTCCGGTTCAAACCTTACAACCGGAGATAACAACTCTTTTGCTGGCGGTAACTCTGGGCAAGGCGTAACCACTGCTAGCAACAACACCGCTCTTGGTTATTCATCTTACAGCAGCGGTAACTACACAAATTCAACTTGCCTTGGTTACAACGCGCAAGTAACCGGATCAAATCAGGTTCAGCTTGGCGACTCGTCAACTACAACCTACGCTTACGGCTCAGTTCAAAATCGTTCTGATGCGCGTGACAAAACCAACATTCGTGATACGCAACTAGGGCTGGAGTTTATTTTGGCCTTACGTCCCCGCGACTTTAAGTGGGATATGCGTGATGATTACAAAACTGCTCCACCAAAAGAGCCAAATCCAGCAGATTATTCAAGTGATGCGGCATATCAGCAAGCGGCCAGTGCGTGGCAAGTTGACTACGCAAACTGGGAAGAGGCAAATAAACTCGCCAACATTACCCATAATGGAACCCATACCCGCACTCGCTATCACCAAGGCCTGATCGCTCAAGAAGTCAAACAGACGATGGATGCGATGGGTGTGGATTTCGGTGGTTATCAGGATCACAGCATCAAAGGTGGCGATGCCATTCTGTCGATTGGTTATGAAGAGTTGGTAGCCCCGCTAATCAAAGCCATTCAAGAACTCAAAGCCGAGTTCGATGAGTACAAGAGGACGCATCCATGATGACGCTAATCTCAACCTTCCTATCTTTCCTCGCGGGTGGACTTCCCAAGATCCTGCAAATCTTTCAAGACCGGCAGGATAAGAAGCATGAGTTGGCTCTTGTTGCCGCGCAGAAAGAGCGCGAACTAGCGTTGGCTGAGCGGGGCTTCATTGCTCAGGCTCGGGTTGAGGAAATCAAACTAGAGCAGATCCAAACTCAGACGGCAGGCGAGGAGCGCCAAGCCCTGTACCAGCACGACATGGAGATTGGCAAAGGCGCAAGCCAGTGGATGATTAACCTCCGCGCCAGCGTCCGTCCGGTCGTGACTTACATCTTCGTGCTGGAGTTAGTCGCCATCAACATCGCTGGAGTCTGGTACGCCTATAACACGGGTGTGCCGTTTGCCGCTGCGATGGCTGAAGTATTCTCGGATGACGAGATGCTGATCCTGTCTTCGATCATCGCCTTTTGGTTCGGCACGCAGGCGTTCGGCAAGAAGTGAAAGTCTCCAAGGCTGCCATCGACATGATCAAACATCACGAGGGGGTACGGACCAAGCCTTACCGCTGCCCTGCCCTCTTGTGGACTGTCGGTGTCGGCCATGTGATTAATCCCGCTCACGCTACGGTGAAGTATGAGGAGCGCAAGAATCTACCGATACCCGCAGGCTGGGACCGGGTTCTCACGATGGACGAGGTGGACGGGATTCTTTCTCAAGACCTTGGCCGGTTTGAGCGTGGTGTGGTTCGACTTTGCCCTGCTGCTGTTGGCAATCAGGGAATCTTCGATTCTCTCGTCAGTTTTGCCTTCAACGTGGGTCTTGGCAATCTCCAACGCTCTTCCCTTCGGATGAAGACGAACCGGGGCGAGTTTGAGGAAGCGGCTGACGAGTTTCTGAAGTGGACGAAGGCGGGTGGTAGAGTCCTGCCGGGGCTGGTAAAAAGGCGCAACGACGAACGGGCGTTGTACCTCTCGGGAGTAGTTTGATGCCAATTCAGAAGGTTATATTCAGGCCGGGTGTCAACCGAGAGACCACGAACTACGCCAACGAAGGCGGCTTCTTTGTATCCGAAAAGATACGGTTCCGTGGTGGCTTCACCCAGAAGATCGGCGGCTGGGTCAACATTACTTCTATTGCTGGCTCGACGTTTAAAGGCGTTGCCCGTGCACTCTGGAACTGGGTGACGCTTACCTCCCAAAACCTGCTGGGTGTTGGCACAAATCAGAAGTATTACGTGGAATTAGGTGGTGCCTACTATGACATCACCCCGCTTCGTGCTGCTTCGGTCACGCTTTCTCAAAATCCGTTTACGACGACATCCAGTAGCAAATCTGTATTTGTTAGCGCCACGGCGCACGGCACTTCAATCGGCTCTTACGTTACTTTCTCTGGTGCTACGGCGCTCACAGGCGGTGGCATGAGTCTCGTCTTAAATGGCGAGTTTGAAGTTATTTCGGTGCCTAGTGCCAACACGTTTACGATTATCGCTCCAAGTGCAGCCACGAGTTCTGTTACAGGTGGCGGTTCGCTAGTCGTTGCTAACTACCAAATCAATGCTGGCCCTGCTGTATACACAACTCAAGTTGGTTGGGGTGGCCCTCCGTGGGGATATGGCGGTTGGGGTTCGGCTAATCCGCAGGGTATTCCGCTGCGTCTTTGGTCACAGTTTAACTATGGTGATGACCTGATTTTTGCTGAGCGTTCAGGCGAGATTTACTACTGGACGAAGGACACTTCGACTTGGGCACGGGCAACTACGCTTGCAGCCAAAGCCAACTCCATCGTCAAGACCAGCACCACGGCAACATTTGCAGCCAGCACTCTCACTATTACTGTTGCTGATGCGACGGGTATCAATACGGGCGCGGTTGTAACCGGTAGTGGCATAGCCGCTGGCACCTATGTTGATGAGGATTGGGACGGTAGTACGAGCGTTCTGCTCTCTGCGGCCACTACAGCGTCGGGCACTTTGAGTTCTGTGTCGTTTAGCTACGCTGGTCGGCATGTGCCTAATGAGACGAATCTCATCATTAGTTCGCCGGTCAACGACTTTACGATTGCGATGGGTGCTAACCCGTACGACCCGACTGATTTCACGACTGACTTTGACCCGCTGCTTGTTCGTTGGTCTGACCAAGATAATCCGTGGGAATGGGTGCCAGAGGTTACGAACCAATCTGGTGAACAACGCCTCTCTAGCGGATCTGAGATTGTCGCTGCGGTCGGTACTCGTCAAGAAATCTTGGTCCTTACGGATACGTCGATCTATTCGATGCAGTATCTCGGGCCTCCGTTTGTGTGGGGCTTCACCATCCTTGACGAAGACATTTCCGTTGCGTCACCAAACTCTGTCATCTCGGTCAACAACGCGACGTACTGGATGGGTACGGACAAGTTCTTCGTGTATGACGGTCGCGTAAATACGCTGCCCTGCACGTTGCGTCAGCACGTGTTTAGTACATTGAACCGAGAACAAATTGCCCAAGTTGTCTGTGGTAACAACGAAGCCTTCAGCGAAATCTGGTGGTTTTATCCCGGCACGGGTAGCAATACGAATAGCCTGTATGTGACGTACAACTATTTGGATCAGGTGTGGGCGTATGGGTCGTTGATGCGAACGGCGTTTGCT